AATTGCTTTGGGTATATGTCGCCATCTAATACAATTTTAAACGGCTTTAATAATTTAATTTTTTTCATAAATAAAACTCCTTAACTAATCCCAGGGCATTGAATCTGCCCTAGGATTAATTATATTAACTACTGTACAGGTGCTGTTATTGGTGAACCTTGTATAGCAATAGCACCTAAAGTACCACCGCTAGATGTAGAAGCGCTTACTAGACTAAGTCTAACATATCGCTTACTTCCAACATATCCAATTTTATTCACTGTATTATCGTCTGTAGAAGCAAAAGAGGCGCTAGCTTCTGTGTTTGTTAAATCAGCGTCATCAACGGCGGATGCGTCTGATAAGTTAGATTCGTCACCCTCATGAATTAAAACAGTATATGTACCGTCTGTTAAAGTTCCAGATTGAATAACAAATAGAAGACTACCATATTCAGCTGTGTCAATAATATCACCATTTGTAGTTGTATCCGATGTAATTGCTTGTGTATCAAATGCATTCGATACTTTATAGCTACTATATAATTCTTTATACATTTTATTTAATTCCTTTCTATATTAAGATGCTAGTTTTTGGATCTTAATTGCGTCAAAATCAGTTACAGCACCGCCTGTACGTCTTTCAACTCTATAAGTAACTTGCCCAGGATTAGAGTATGGATCTTTTAAGATTTTAGTTCCAAGCCTGTCAACGATAGTATACCCTTTAGAGAAGTCACCGTATGCGATTGATAAAGAATTCGCCCCAATTGCCGGCATATCACTTGCAAATACAACTGGTTTGCCAAGGATAGAGAAGCTAAGCCCTGCATTTTTATCTAACATTGTATTAAAGAAATAATTATCAGTACCCTTTAATTTAACTAATGCACCAAACGTTTCACGCTTCATCATAAATACAGCATTAGCTTGATACGCTTCTTTTAAAGCATTTTGTAATTCGATAATACCATCAACAGTTACAGCCCCTGATGACCCAGAGTTTACTTGTTCGATTTTATCAAATTCATATGTACCATTTGTTGTCCAAGCAGTATAACTTAAAAATCCCTTTGGAGCTTTAGCACCGCTACCAGATACGTAAGCAGTATTAGCTCTTAATGATAAATCTAATGACGCTTGTTCTAAAATCTCAGCTTCTAAATCGATTGATGCATCTTCAAAAACTTCTGTAGACATAGGTACTGATACAATATCTTTTAATACAGGTATTGTTATTTGTCCGAATGTTCCAGTTGTAGCATTAGTTACAGTTTCTAATTCTCCAAAAAAACCGCCACCAGTTGTTCTAGTTTTTTGAACAACTTTAACGTATTGATTAGAAGAAATAGATTTAACGCTAGCTACTTGACGGACTGGCGAAGTCTCAAAAACTCGCTTGCCAATTTGAGTATCTCTTTCTGGAGCTACTAAGAATCCGCCGTCTGTGTCGATTCTTTCTTGTAACGTCTTTAACTCTAAACCGTTTGTATTACCAGTTAAATAAGCTCTTGAAGCTTGTTTATATTCTAGATTTTTTTGCTCATCATTAGATTCTTTTAATTCTAAAGATTTTTTGCTTAACGCTTCTAATTTCTCTGATTTTTCTTTTAATTCTAGTAAAGCGTCTAAATTTTTATTCACTTTAGCTTCAAGCTCGCCAAACGCTTTTCCGTCCGCTTTTGCCTCAAGTCTTTCTTGGTTTGTTTTTTTGAACTCGGCTACCTCGATTTTAAGCTGTTCGCCTAACTCTTTAATCTCTGAAATTTCCATTTCATCACCTTTCTATTTTACTTAAAAGCCTGTATAAGACTCTCAAGCGTTGTTTTTATTTCTTCGGAATTGTCAACGTCACGTTGATTGATTGATTTTATACCCCCCGATATAATTGTTTTAGCTTCTTTTTGAGAAAGACCAGCATCACGCAAAGTTCTTTCTAAAGCCCTTGGGTTTATATTACCATTTTCTTGCTTTACGTTCAAAACCTCTGCTTCATCGTTCATCGGGAACGTAACAAAGCTAACTTCTACTAATTTAGAAAAGCTTTTTATAATCCGTATACTTTTCTTATTATCTATTTCATATTCTTTTACATAATAACCAATTGACATTGAGTCAATAGCACCGCTTTTAACTTCTTCGTACGTGTCTTTTCCGAGCGTAGTATTAATAAATTTACCTTCAACAACAAGCCCTTTTTCATCTTCATATATATTTGTGATTACCCCGACCACTTTCTTATGATCGTGTTGATATAATAGTTTCGGCATTTTGCCTTTTTTAGCTGACTCAACAACATCATAAAAAGCACCTCTTTGAATTAAATCATTGCCGTGATCGATATTCCCAGTCGTAGCCCCATAAGCTTTAAATGTCATTTCTTCACTATCTTGCTTTACTTCAATATTTAACCCAAAATTCTTAAACTCTTTTTTCTCACTCATCCGGTTTCGTTCCTCTCTAAATTCTTTTGATTTTTTTATTGCCCAGTCGATACCGCTTGTACCACCCCATAGCAACCAGGCTATTGTTCCAGCAGTCTGACCACCGTCAACCTCTCGTTTTTCCGGTTGATAATTTTTTCTATGTCTATTAAATGATGCCATTCTTTTTATAGTTGACTCACTTAATGACTTGCCATTTGACAAATCTCTAGCTCTTGCGACACCTACATCAGTACCTCCCCTACCCCATTTTTTACGCAATTCTAACCCACGCAAAGCATTATTCTGAGCACTTTTTGGGGGTATCGTGTCTATATCTGATAAAGCCTTTATATATTTATTCATATGTTAAAAAGCACCTGCAGTTAATAACATTTGATGCACTCCCACTACTATCCCCTGGATACATTAATTTCTCATCATTTACCAAAAAACTTTCATCCATATCAACTTTTTGCCCATCAGCTTTCCGATGACTAGAACGTGTTCGCTCATCTTCTGTAGTGTTCCAAACTTTTTTAAATTCAATATTTAACTCATTTGATATTGATTGCGTACTTTCAATACTTGCCCAGTTAGCCGACGAATGTACTTCTGTTCTGCTGATTAATTCAGCTCTACTTCTTGATATGCCAGCCTTTTCTTTAATGAATTTTGCTATTTCTTTACTTGACAAATTATCTTTAATACCCTCAGCAATAATATTTTGAACATCTTTTCTTGTAGTATCTGTTAACTGTACACTTAAATCAGCACCTTTTTTCAGTATATAATCTATAGAAAGTTCTTCAAAATCTTGTAAAGCGTCTTTTTTTTCATATATTATATTTCTTGATTTTTTGATAGAATTGAACTGTTTTTCACTAATAGACTCAATAGAATCGCTATATAATCTCATTAATATTTTTTGTAGTGATTTTTTATGATCTAATAAAATTGACTCACTAATGTAATTATTTAAATTATAACTATCAGCTAGTTTATTCATTGTTTTCTGTATTTCTCGTTTAAAAGATATTGTATACTTTGTTGAAATAATATCAATTAAGCGTAAAAACCTTCTTTGCTCTAATTGCCTTTGTCGCTTACTCTTCGATATCGTCATATATCAAACCTGCCATTTTCTCAGCCTGTTTTTTTTCATACCCCTTTTTTTGTAGTGATAAAATATAATCTGATTTATTTTCTACGTTATTATCAATATTTAAACCAATTTCAGATAAAGGTATTTTATTTAATTCAGTTAATAATTGATCTCCCCCTTCAATGGGCTCTAAACCGATCGATTTACGTTTTTCGTTTATCGTCATAAAGCTAACAGATTCAAGAGCAGTTATTTTTCTATTATTTTTTAACTGTATAGCTCCTACATTATTTTTGTCATAACTAAGTAATAAATCATCCCCATACCGAGGAACTAGCCAATTATTAAGCTCGTCTAATAAGTGAATTAAATTCGGTTCGATAGCCTGATCCCATAACAATTCGTATGCTTTTTCTAAATTTTCATACTTTGCCTGATCAGTATTAACTAAATCGTAAGGAACCCCATATGCAAATGCGATCATTTGACTGCTTGCCTTAATCCCATTAATAAAATCTAAATCACTCGGGCTAAGCCCAATTGGTGTAAATTTAACTCCACCACCTAAAATTGGTATTCCACCTGTATTATTCCCTCCTAAAATAGAGTCCTTAAATTTTTTTAGTTGCTGGTATTGCGAGGCGCTTAATTCTTGTTCAGCTTCAAGCACTCCTGAGACTTTCCCGCCGTTTTTAATAATATTATAATTCCATTTCTTACCCTCTGAAATTATATCAACATCAGGCGCACACGCTTTTAACGGGCTTGTTCCAAGTAGTTCATTTGTCGGTGAAAATTCTTTTAAGTGAAGAATATTCGATTTACCATTTAAATTAACATTAAATATAGTTTTATTCTCATTTAAACCGAAAATATATGAGGCCGGCAATCCGTCTTTACCTGGTTTTACAGTTACAAAATAAGGGTTGACTGAATATAAAAATAATGGTGGTTTTTCTTGATACTCATTTGAAGAGTCATTGTAAACTGATTCTATATATGCATTCCCAGTAATTAATTTCTGGGAAATAACATCCTGAATAAATTCTTTTTTTGATTGATATGGGTTTGGGTTTTTCAACAAATCTAAAATCGGGTGTTTATCAATCAATTCACCATTTTTAAATAATTGAAAATTAATTTTAGATAGATTTTCAGCTATTAACTTAACGCATCTAAAAACAATAACGTTTTTTTCATAACCATCTTCTTGATAATCTTTTATTTTATAATCTTTAAAATCATAATTGTTAAAACTTAAAAGACCTGAGTTTTTTATAGCTCTTGTTTTTGACTTCTTCTCAAAAGAAAATAATTTATTAAACAATGTATTTCTCCATATTTTTTTCTATTTTATAACATACTAACAAATATTTCAGTATTTTTTTCAGATAAATGTGTTAAACCCCAAACAAGAGCATCTAATCTATCCGGGCTTGATTGTTTACTATCGCCTGTAAAACTCGTCATTTGCTCTTCTAATTCTGAAAATCTAGCCATATGAAAAACTTTATTCTGCTCATATAATGCAGAAATAGGCTCAGCCCGAATTATCTTCCCCCTTGTAGCTCTAACTTGTTTAAAATTAACATTATTGTCAATATTCCTGATATTCGATTCTATTAAATCGCCACCATTATTTACCTCGCCTATTATTACGTCAGCATTATATTTTCTATACAAATTAATTGCTACATTCGCCCACTCGCCCGGGCTATATGTTCCGCTTTTGTCATCTAAAATAATATAATTGTCAAGCGTGTCTTTAGCGCATACAACAATGCCCGTTTCATCACTGTTTTTATTATTTGAAACCGCTGGATCAATAGCTATAACAACTCGTTTATAATCACTAATTTTTCTATATTTTCTCGCTCGATCAAGCATTTCATACGACCATAGGGCACCTTCAATATCTTCTAAAATTTCTGCATATAACTCTTGTCTACCGATTCTTGTGTTCTCGTAACGATCAATTAATATATCTAATTGTTGTTTACTCAAATTTTCTTTATTGTCAAACGTAGACCCCTTATAGATATTTACGTCATCTCGTTTTAGAAGCTCTTTAATTAAAGATGTTGGCTGAGGCGTAGTTGTTATATTCAACTTTGTCTGTTCACCTAAACGTAAACAAAACATTAACATATCCCACGCTTCACGCTGATAACGCCAAGTAGCTAATTCATCAATCCAAGCTCTATGAAATTGCGCACCCCTTAATCTTGAAGGTTCATCAGCTGTAAAACCTTGAATTATTGATCCGTTTATTAACTTTATTTCTAATAGTGATTTATTATAATACTCGATAATTTCAGGCGGACATCTAGCTATAATACCCGATTCCCCATCAAACGCTGTTTTTCTAGTATCATTAGCAGTCGCACAAACAACGCCATAACGTATTTTTTCATTAGTCCAACAATCCCACCACAAATCTTCGACAGCCGTCCTCGTTTTTCCGAATCCTCTTCCAGCTAACCAAAGATTTACCGAATTATTGTTGTTTTTAGGTATTTGATTTTTTCGTGCAGTAGAAAGCCATTCGAGCCTAGAAAGTACCGCTATTTGATTCTCATGTGGAAGATTAGCTAAGTTTTTTTTGATTTCTTCAATATTCATTCAGAATATTATTCATCAATTAATTTCTGAGCTAAATTATTTATAGACTCATTTAATTTTGAATTTAATTCAACTTGATTAATATTAACATTACTATCTAATTCAACTTTTTCAACATATCCGCGATTTTTAGCCTTAGTTTTTAGAAAAAATATTGTTGATGTAGAATTTCCGGATTTTATTTGTTTATGCAACTCAGTTTCAGCGAAATCAATAGCTACATTCTCGATATCTTCAACACGTTTTTTATACTCTTCATCTTCACGAATCCACTTATAATGAGCTTGTCGTGTGATACCTATAATTTCACAAGCTTGAGTAACTACTCCTAAGGTAGTTTCTAGTGCCGCTATCATCGCATTTTTTTGAACTTGAGACATAAAACCTCTTTTTTTAGTGTAAACATAAGTTCTTTAATTATACGTACTCTAGAAATACGTATAAACTTTCTTATAGCTACATAAACAATAACAATATTAAAAATACAATGTCAATATAAAATAAAAATACAACATAAAATATCAATGTGTATAGTACCCGAAAATAGGGTATTATACAAACATAATAAAAAACAAGGGAGTAAATAAAATGATAAACTTAAATACAATATTTCCAGCATCGCATTTATATAATCAAGAAAAATATAAATACGCTACAGAGAAAGATTTTTATACTGATATTGCTAAAAATATAAGCGAAGATTATGAGTTAATGATTTCGAAATTAATATTAAAGAATATATTATTAGAAGAATATGAAGAAGATATATTTAAATCAGAATTGCCTTTATCAAAGAAATTAAAATTAACTAAAATAACGAAAATGGATGTTGAGCAAATTAATAGTATTTTAGAAGATGAATTTGAATTATTTGTTTCTAACGAAAAAGCAGATATGCAAGAAATATATTTCAATTCATACTGTTAATAAAGGAGAAAGTAAAATGCCAAAAATTTTAAGCGATTCACAAGTAAAAGAAAGAATAAAATTAATTATCAGGTTAAGAGCGCGAGTAAAGCCGATGAAATGGGCAGATGTAGCTAGAGAAATAGGTATCAACGAAAAAAGCCTGTATTTTTTCAGAGCTAGATATCTAAAGGAAACAATTTAAGGAGTAAAACAATGGATAGATTTTCAGGCAGTTTTAAAGATTTTTTAAATTTATTAAAAATTGGGTCACATAATACTTGCGACAAAAAAAATAATAAAAACAAAGATAATGCAACAAATAAAAATATAGATAATAACTGTAACAATATTCGAAATACAAACTATATTGAAGTAAATATTGATTTTATATATGAAAATCATTCAGTTAATTTTTCACTAAATTAAGACAATACAAATAATATGAAAAATTTATATATATATATATTATTATTTATTTATTTATTTATTACTAGCAATATTTTATGCACCACAAAAATAAATTTAAATGTAAAAATGTATTCTGGCATAGAAATCGGTAAAATTGAAAATGGAAATGGATTTATGAACTTAAAATACTTTGATATTGCAATTAAAAACAAAAAGTTTAAATCTGAATTTACACTAAATACTGGTTTTACATCAAATAGAAAATCATTATTAAAATACAATCATTTTATTAACACATTTAGAAACAAAACCACTTATTACATAACAAATAATTTAGGTATATTTTTCTCTACATCATTTTCAAATAAAATACAAGGTAGGAATAATTACGTATCATTTTTCACAGAAGATAACTATCAATCGATAGGCATTGATTTTATATTTATGTAATGACGTTTTTCAAGGTATTTAATAGCGGCCTTTAACTCATAAATACAAATCTTATCTTCTAGCTCCATATCATTTATAGCATCATCTAGTTCATCAATTGCATCTTTTGCTTTTTTGTACACATCTAAAAGTTCTGGAACTGCCACAATCGCTTTTTTATCTTCATAAACTGGCGGCTCTCCACAGCAATTCGTTGTCATGCTATCTTTAATTCCAAAGGGGTCGAATTCGACCGGTTTGGGGGATCGGGGTTATCACAAACATTGTTAATTATTAGTATTATCGCGCTCAGAAAGCATGGCATCGGAAACTCTATACGAAGCAATTGCGTAAGCTTCTTCTGAATGAACCCTTTTCCCGTCACTAAATAACTCAGTTGCTGGATTAGAAAGCATTCCTTTTAAAGCCATACCAGCAAACCAATCTCTTAATGTCATACATTCTGAATAAAATCCTGTATCAGGACTATTTGAACTTGTAAAAGCTTGTATCTCAGTATTTTTTTTAAGCATTTCTTTGTATTCTTCGATTTGAAGTTGTTGTTTAGCTATTAGTTGATCTTTGGTCATCTTCTCTCACACTCTTTCTGACAAGCTATACAAATCATCTTACCTTTTTTTGTTTTTTTCGTTTTTGCATCGCAACATTTTGAACTCATTTAAATACCTTTCTTATATAATTTAATTTTGACCATATCGAGCATATGTTCTAAATGGTTTCCAATGGAATTTTAAACTCATTTACATAACTCCATGAAAATCTCATCTTAGGATTCTTTTGATAGAAATTGTGGTAAGAATTTCCTTACATCATCAAAGTTTTTTACATAATTTCCCATATTTTTTCACTAATAACATTTGCTATTTCTGGTTCTATATCTTCGGATTCCGAAACCATTTTGTTAGCTAGTTGAGTTAAAATATGTACAACTTTCAATATATTTATATTTGTTAAAATCATTTAATCTAGTAATTTTATACTATTATTTTCTAGTAATTGTATATTTTTATCTTTATTATAAAACAAATAAAACTCCCATATTTTACGAACTTCTTTCAATGTAAAACTAAACTCTTTTGTAGTTTCAAAACGTAAATCACGCCCAATTTTTTTTAAAACTAAGGCAACGTCGTCATCTACAACAAAACCAGTGTATTGCTTTTTGAATCGTTCTAAAAAAGATTGAAATTTAATTTCTTTTTCGTCATCTTCACTTAAATTATATCTATTAGCATGTTTAATGATATTACTTGGTCTTGGCATATATTGACTATCATTATTTTTAACTAAATATCTAATTGATTTTACAACATTTTGTATTTCTTCATCAATCAAAAAATCTATATAAGATTTAAACATTTCTTTATCTTTGTTCAATGGATCTTTTTCATACGCTCTAAACATTGAATTTAATGCTGAGATCAATTCTTTACTCATATTTACCCTCTTTTCTGTAATTCATTAACAAACTCATATATCTCATTCACAGATTCTGTTTCGTATTGTTCGTTATTTTTTTTATTAACGATTTTATTGTAATTATTCTCACTGTACCTTAATAGCCAATTCCTAGAGGCCGCTACCCAGCTCTTCATTGGCTTTCCTGCAACTTTCCACCCGTTAGATTCATAATAGTTGAAAAATTGCTCTGACTGCAAAAATAAAGCCCTCTCATTAACATTTAGACTCTTAGAAAATGCATATTTAGATATTTCTTTAAAAATATCATTAATTTCAGGCTTAACAAACTTTTTCTTTTTATCGATACTTTCAAAAATATTAAATTGCTCATTTTTATCACTTTCTTTTTTAGATATTAATTTATTAATATCTTTTTTCTTTATATTATTATCATTCTTATCATTATTGTTTGTGCGCGCTATCGTTTCACTATCGTTTCGCCATCGTTTCGCTATCGTTTCGCTATCGTTTCTTGATTCTTGATATTTATCATAATTTACGCACGAAATTAACGTTCCTTTTCCGATCGCTATCGTTTCGATCATTGAATCATTTTGTAAAAATTTTATTGCACGTGTGATTGTCGATCTATGAATATTAATTTGCTCTGATAATTTACTAAGAGAAGTATAAAAAGACCCCCTTTTTATCAATGTTTTTTGATTATTGATAATGATACTCTTATCTTTATGATTACATCTAAGTAAAATCTGAATAAATACTAAAAAATATGATTGATTTGTCATTAAATGATGATCTAATAATGATCGATGAAGTTTTATATAACCCTCCATATTTACCCCCGTTTTTTAGAATATTCTCTTAGCCAATTCATTACCGAATCTAATTCAAAAAGATTTTTTCCGCCCATTCTAAAAACTGGCATACCGAATTTTATGAATTTGTAGATTGTTGTATTCTTGTATTTTATTTTTTTCTCTAATTCTTTTATTGTTAATAATTCCATTTTTTATACTCCTGTTTTAGTTATTAACAATACTATACAATAAACAATTGTGAATTACAATGTATTAATATAAATAAAAAACGGTTGACTTTTTTATTTATTACATATATTATAAATTCATTAAAAAACAAGGGAGTAAATATAATGAAAGAATTATTAAGAAAACTACAAAAGGTTCAATCAGAGTTAAAATCTAAAAAAAAGAGGTATAATTCATTTGGTGAATATAAATATAGATCATGTGAGGATATCCTAGAAGATGTCAAACCACTTCTTTTTGAAAATGGATTATTTATCTTAATTTCAGATGATATTGAATATTATCATGGTAGGCATTATGTTAAATCAACAATTAGTGTATATGATATTTCATCAAATACAGGTACTTTTTTAGAGGTACATGCATATGCAAGGGAGGAAGAATCAAAAAAAAAGATGGACGCAAGTCAAATAACTGGTTCAACGTCATCATATGCAAGAAAATACGCATTAAACGGCCTTTTTGCTATCGATGATGCAAAAGACAGTGATGCGACAAATAAACATGAAAATTACAAAAAAAAAGAAAAACAACATGTAAATGAAGATAAAAAAAGAGAATATCTAGAAAAAATGCAAAAATCTAATTCTATAGAAGAGTTAAAGGAATTATGGAGTAACGATATTCCGCAAGAATATCGAATAGAATTATCATATGAAAAAAATATATTAAAAGAAAAACTTGATAAAGAAGCGAAAAGCAAATAGGTGAAATTTTATGAAAGAATTAAACAAGTATAACTATATTATAGAAAAAGACACATTAACTATTTTTGATGAGGGGGAATTAAGATTAGATTCTATTTTAAATAAAAAAATAAAAAAATTAAACGCTCCTAATTCTGATGCGATTTATTGCCAAAATAACAATTTAACGGAATTAAACGCTCCTAATGCTAAAAGAATTTCTTGCTACAATAACAAATTAACAGAATTAAACGCCCCTAATGCTAAAGGAATTTTTTGTTGGAATAACAATTTAACAGAATTAAATGCCCCGAACGCTAAAGGAATTGATTGTTCTTATAACAATTTAACAGAATTAAATGCCCCTAATGCTAAAGTAATTTATTGTTCTTATAACAATTTAACAGAATTAAATGCCCCGAACGCTAAAGAAATTTATTGCTGGAATAACAAATTAACAGAATTAAACGCTACTAAGGCTGAGATAATTGATTGCCGTCATAACAAATTAACAGAATTAAACGCTACTAAGGCTGAGATAATTGATTGCCGTCATAACAAATTAACAGAATTAAACGCCCCTAATGCTAAAGTAATTTATTGTTCTTATAACAATTTAACAGAATTAAACGCACCTAATGTTGAAAGAATTTATTGCTGTAATAACAAATTAACAGAATTAAACGCCCCTAATGCCAAAAGAATTTATTGTTCTTATAATAAATTAACAGAATTAAACGCCCCTAATGCTAAAATAATTGATTGCCGTCATAACAAATTAACAGAATTAAACGCCCCTAATGCTGAAAGAATTTATTGTTACAATAACAATTTAACAGAATTAAACGTTCCGAATGCAGATTTAATTTATTGTTACAATAACAATTTAACAGAATTAAATGATACCAATACTAAGCTAGAATCTTGGTAACAATTTAACAATATAATGGTTGATAATAAATTATTATTATGTTAAATTATATATGAATTAAAACAAGGGAGTTATAAAAATGATAGTACATAAAATAGAGCAAAAAAGTGAAGAATGGAACGAGATTAGAAAAGGCAAGCTAACCGCCAGTAATTTTTCTAAAATATTAACAAAAACAGGCAAACTATCTTCACAATATATCGATGTTATCTATGAAAATTTAGCAGAGTTGCATACATGCCAAAGTGAATACCAGCCTACAAATTTTTATATGGAAAGGGGGTTAGAATTAGAAGAATACGCTATTTTAAACTATGAAAGTATATCAGGCGAAATAGTTGATAAAATTGGGTTTATTGAGTCTGAATGTGGTTTACTTGGGGTTTCACCCGACGGGTTGGTCGGTAAGGATGGTATTATTGAGGTTAAGTGTTTGATGCAAAAAAAACACATTGCTTTGTTACTTGGAGAATATAAAGAAATAGATACTTATATACCTCAGATGCAATTCCAGTTGTTTGTATCTAAAAGGAAATGGGTTGATTTTATTTCTTATAATCCCGATTTTATAGAGCCTGAAAAAAGAATATTTATAAAAAGGATATTTATTGATGAGGAATATCAGAAATTAATTTCAAAATCTATAGATCAATACAAAGAAAAATTTATTGAATTAAGTAATTTATTGGGTAAAAATAATATATTTTAAAATAGGAGTAATAAAAATGAATCAAGTAATTTTAATAGGTAATCTTACTCGCGATGTTGAGTGCAATGCTGTGAGTACAGGCGATTTAGTAGCCAAATTTTCTATAGCTGTAAATAGGGGGAAAGATCATGTTGACTTTATAAACTGCGAGGCATGGGGTAAATTAGCAGATAATCTAAATCAGTACTGTAAAAAGGGGTCAAAAATAGCGGTTATTGGATCGATTAGAGTAGATAATTATGAAAAAGATGGAGAAAAAAGAACATATTATAAAGTTAATTGTTTCTCTATTGAATTTTTAAGTAAAAAAGAATTAACAGACAATAAGATAGAATCTGATTTCTAATATGTGGACGGACAAGGGGGTGAACCGTCCACAAAAATAATTTAACATAATTATCGATAAAATAAAATAAGAGGGTAATAATGGTAGTGAATAAGATAAATAAATCAATTTTATCAGAAGCTTTGAGAATAACAGATGAAAGAATATTGACTTATGGTGATCCAGTGGAAAATTTGGAAAATATAGCTAAATTATGGAATACATATATAAAATCAAAAAAAATAAATTATGAAAATGATTTATGTATTATTACTAGCAAAGATGTGGCTATGATGATGGTTTTATTGAAAGTAGCACGAGAATTAAACTCAACTAATAAAGATAATTTAATAGATATAGCTGGATACTGTCGTTTAGCGTCTGTAATAGAGGGGTTTGAAAATATATAATGTTAAGTAATACACTCTTTAAATACGGTTATAATTATAGTAAAAAGAGCAAAAAAATTTCAGAGTTTCATAGCAATGTTTTTTCAGATAAAAAATGTAGTATTTATTCAATTAAGAAAATAAACTTTATCAATTTTCTGAAATTAAAAATAAATATTTTTTTTAATAAATAAGTTATATTTTTCTTATGAAACCGTCGAACTTTATAACTATTGATGAATTTAAAAAAATGTCCAAACAATATGATTTATCTAACCTTTTTTACGCTGAAATTAATCGTCATAAAAAAAATCTTTTATTTGGAATTGAGCGTGAATTTAGATTCCATAAAAAAAGAATGTGGCGCTTTGATTTAGCTTGGCCTGATTACAATGTGGCTGTTGAAATTGACGGTGGCCAATTTAAAAAATTTGGTGGACGGCATGCAAGAGACTCGGATAGAGAAAAGATGAATAATGCTGTGATTTTAGGTTGGGCAGTTCTAAGATTCTCTGGGGAGATGATAAAAAAAGACCCTGTTTTGTGCATAGATCAACTCAATACTTTAATTGAAAACAAAAAGTTAATGTACAAAAGTGATTGACAACGGATTGTTATTTTGTTAAATTATATATAAATTAAAACAAGGGAGTTTAAAAAAAATGATACCAAGAATTTACAATAACGGAGAACCGTTTTTAACAGGCATAGATTACAGTAAGAATAATACAAGCCATAATGTTACGCCAAAAATTAAAAAAACTAATCACTATAGTATGAATAATTTTACGGCAAACCCTATTATGCTAGCACGACAACACAAAGAAGCTGTAAAGACAATTATTTTATTTTTGTTGCTTGGAATTAGTTTTACATCGGGGTTTATAATCGGTAAAAAATGGAGTTAACGCATATGTGTAATACTAAATTTATAAAAAGAAAAGAATTAGCAAAACTATTAAATATAAACGCAATGACATTATGGAAATTAATCAAACGGGATAATGATTTCCCCGTAAATTATATAGGAAACAAAATACTATTTGATAAAAATCAAGTTTTAAATTATTTATCCAATAGATATGTTATTGAAGATTTTACAAACATAATAAGTTTAATAGACATAAAAGAATCGGCAAAAATATTAAGGGTCAGTGATACAGTAATGAGGCGGTTAGCAAAAGACGACATAGACCTGCAATATTTTAGAGTTGGTAGATTGTATAGGTTTTCTAAAGAAAACTTAATTAAATACGTTAATAATAAAATATACAGGAGTAGTAAAAATGGATAGTTTAGATAAAATTTTTGAAGGACAAAAAGAATTAAATAAAAAATTAGTGCCTTGGATTGAAGAAGATTTAAAAAAAATAGAGGGGAAAATTGATTGGATATTTAAGTTTAAACTTGCAATGGATCAAGAAATAGCGGAGATGTCAGATTGTTTACCTTGGAAGTGGTGGTCGAAAAACAAGCCAATCGATTACCAAAATTTAAAAGTTGAATTAGTTGATATTTTGTTTTTTTGGACATCTATCTGTTTATCGGCTGGATTTTCAGCAAAAGAAATGAGAGAAGCTTACTTTAAAAAGTTAATATTAAATCATAAAAGAGCTGATAACGGATACAAAGAAGGTACTTATAATAAATATGATAAAAACGGTTTAGAAGATAATCGTAGCATTTAAATCTAATATCAATAATTGATATGTTTAAGTGGTTTACAATGAATTGATTTTATGTTAAATTATATATAATAAAAACAAGGAGGAAAATAAAATGAAAGAATTAAGTCAACATAACTATATTATAGAAAAAGATACATTAACTATTTTTGATGATGGGGCATTAATATTAGATTCTATTTTAAATAAAAAAATAAAAAAATTAAACGCTCCTAAAGCTAAAGAAATTTATTGTAGTGACAACAACTTAACAGAATTAAACGCTCCTAATGCTAAAATAATTGATTGTTACAATAACAAATTAACAGAATTAAATGCACAGAACGCTAAAGAAATTTATTGTAGTTACAACAACTTAACAGAATTAAACGCTCATAAAGCTGAGATAATTTATTGTTACAATAACAAATTAACAGAATTAAATGCACAGAACGCTAAAGAAATTATTTGTAGTTACAACAACTTAACAGAATTAAACGCTCATAAAGCTGAGATAATTTATTGTTACAATAACAAATTAACAGAATTAAATGCTCCTAAAGCTGAAAGAATTATTTGCTATAGTAACAATTTAACAGAATTAAATGCTCCTAAAGCTGAAAGAATTATTTGCTATAGTAACAATTTAACAGAATTAAATGCTCCTAAAGCTGAAAGAATTAATTGTGAAAATAACAAATTAACAGAATTAAACGCTCCTAATGCTGAAAGAATTTATTTTTCTTATAACAACTTAACAGAATTAAACGCTCCTAAAGCTGAGATAATTTACTGCGCAAATAACAAATTAACAAAGTTAAATGCCCCGAATGCTAAAGAAATTTATTGTTTAGGTAATAAACTAGAAGAATTAAATGCACCAAACGCTGAAATAATAAAATAGTTTAAAAATAAAAAATAAAGGGTAAATATAAAATAACAATAAAACAAGGGGTAAAAATGATTATTCAAATAATAGAAATTCTAATTCTAATAACTCCATTAATTTTAATTATAAGTTTATTCGACAGCATAAAAGATGAATTGAAAAATAAAAATATTTGATAGTGCTTAGCTTGTGAGAAGAAAGCTTGATATATAAAGTTAAGAAGTATTTTAGATAAATGTTAAGTGAAGGCTAAGCACTATTTAGTTATAAAAACTATAACATATTTATAAATTATTTAAAAAATCATTTAATATTTTTTTGATATTTTCGTTATTGTTTTGTATGTCTAAATCTAAACGTTTTAGGTTGTCATTCATTTTATTTATAGATTCGATATAAGAATACTCATTTTCTGAGTATTTAATTGATAACTCTTCTATTCTGTCTTCTATATCTGATAATCTAATAGCGAATAAGTCAATAAAAACGTCTTCTTTTTTTTTAGATAATGATTGGTTATTTTTTATATCAGATACAGTATCATTGAAATATCGAATTAATTTAATGATATCTTCGGAATTCATTTACCAATATTTTCTATTTTTGTTTTCTGCTTCTCAACTTTTAAATTAACCTCGTTTATAGTTTCTCTCAGTTTAGAAAATTCAGAATGTATCATTTTTGTTTGATTATCTAAAGCGTTTTTGAAGCTGTTAATCATTTTATTGACAGACTCTTTTTTAACAAATTGTTCCCTCATTAATGAAATTTCGTATTTATGTTTTTCTTCTGTATTATTAATTTCATTTTTTAATTTAAAATGGCTAACAGCAAATAACAAAGTTATCGTTGTTAAAGCTGGGTTTTGCGATACATAACTAATTAAAAAATCCATATTAATCTCTTATTTTTTCAATTAATTGATCTATTTTTATTTTTCTCTGCTCTAAAACGATAATTATTTTTTTTTGTAAATCTTGCTTAATTTTCACTGGTAAAAATTTATCTATAAATCTATTGTCTATTTCTAATATTGCTTCATCGCACAGGGAATATAATTTTAAAATATATTGATCTGGCTTTGCTTTTGCGTAAACAATCTTATAAATTTGATAAAAAATAATACCTGCGCTAGCTCCAACAACACCGTTTAATGGATTTGTTAAAAATTCCATAATATTAATACCAAAAAATTCCATTTTTCTTACTCCTCAATTAATTCGATATGTGGAAGGTCTTCAAAATTATTCCAAAAACCTCCCCAATCAATTCTTATATCCAATTCCCTTGACGCTTTTAAAAATGCAAAAGCAACTTCTAGCATATATATTCGCTCATACGTCACCTTATCCTTATATGCAAAAAAATCTAATGCTTTTCCGTATTGATGTTTACTTTTTTTAATCGTGCCGTCGCACTGGCTTTTATCTTTTAAAAAAAGTTGATATTGCATATCTTCATCACGCAGACCTCCAGTATTCGGAATACCAAAATCAACTCTAGTATATTTTAACGCTAAATGAGCTAGTTTAACTAATCTATCATCTACACCTTCCATGTTTTTCAATGAATTTTTACTAAAATTAAAATTACTATGCACTAGTTATTGCCTCCCAACTACCTGTATAAACGTTTAATTTATTTGTAGTTGTATTATATATAACAATTCCTAAAGATGGGCTTGATATAGCGTTTCTTTGTGTAGTTGTCATATTCGGAAATCTAATACCTTTAGTAGTTGACTGTACATCTAATATAGCTGTTGATACTGGTGAATTAGTGCCGATCCCAACGTTAGAAGACGAGGCATTAACCCGCATAATTTCAGTTGGTGTTACAACTGCGTCTTTTGTTCTAGCTGAAGCTGAATTCCCTGAAAAAATAATGTCACCCGCAGAACTCCCAAAAGCAACCATCTCTATTGTAGCTATACCAATTGTACCCGTGTACGATGCTAAAATTTGCCCTGCTGTTTTATCCCCTTTAACGCCAGCCCCTAAAAACAGACTTCCGCTACCATATTCTGACCAAACAGTAGTATAGTGGTTCGTACCGGTTGGACCTCCCCAACAAATACCATACCCACCAGATGCATTGCCTAAATCAAGACGATCTTGTGGCGATGTCGAACTAACTCCAAAATTCCCCGAGCTATCAAATACAGCTTTTTGAGACCCACCCAGAGATATACCTAAGCTATCTGTACCTGCTCTATAAATACCTGTATTTGTATCACTAGAAAATGATAAACCAGGCGCACTTGCTGATCCGTCATCACATAGATGCTTTCCATCGGTAGTTAACCAAGATATCCAGTCTGAATCAGCTGTATTTCTAAACTTAAATAATGAGTTTGAAGTATCTGCCCATATCATATAAGGTGAAGTAGTTGACGGGGCAGAGGACCCGGAATTACTAGACAATATAGCGCTAAAAACATTATTTAGGTCAGTTCTTGTGTTAGGAAATGTTTGGTTTGCAATGTTATAATCGTGTTGAGTCATTACTGAATGCCTTTCTTAGATAAAAAATTATTAAATTTATTATTTATATTATTAAACTTTATTTTATCTGAATCAAATTTTTCATTATCATTTAATATATTATTTAATTCATTAATAATAATATTTATATCATTATAATTATAGTTTGATATCTCATTTTTTAGTATAGACAATATTTGTTGTTTAGCATTATCACTAATAGACTTATGATCTCTAATAAAAGCCGATATTCCATTATTATTTATTTTTTTGTCTATATCTTTTAAAAACTTCATCTCTTTATGGATGTTATCCATTAATTGCCCTTTTTTAAGCTTCCACAACAAGAAGCTTTCATCAAATTCAACGGATACTTCAGGAATTGTTGGTAATTCTGTATCTAAATTATTATTGTCTATAATGTATTTCATAAATAACCCTTTCTTTAATAGCCTTTAGCAAACCAACTGACATTTTTAGCAGAATAACCAGCCCCACGTTCTACACCAATATCAAAGCTTGTTTTAGTTATGTTTTCAATCACGAGATAATCACTAGCAGTAGTTCCATCTAATATGGTACCACCAACTGAGGGTATCGCCTGGAATGTTTTATTAAAATTAACAGTTGTCAAACCAGAACCAGAAGTTGTCAAATCGCCAGTATCTACGACATCCGGCATATCGACAGTTACACTTAAATTGCTGATCAAAATATTAAAATTGCTCTTTTCTGATTCGCAAACTATTTTAAATTTAAATGCTCTGGCATTATAATCACCAGTAAAGAATTTCCTATAACTAGACCAAGTTGGACTACCGCTTGGGTCATCATCTGTTGTTGATATATATGGTGTTACTTTTATGGGGTCATTATCATCACCATCAAATTTACCACTAGCATCATCAAACAAACCTTGATAATCGTCAAAGTAATTACCCGGTTCATCAATAGTAAATTTTATTGATAAATAAATTCTTGATGTAGACATTACACCCGTATCAATATAATCACTAAATTCATATTCACCGCTAGTTACAAAACCTGACCCACCACCGCCATCAAAACTGCCAACTGCGTCATCAAAATTACCAGATAAGCTATCAAATAAAGACACACTATCAAAAGATAAATTAGAGCTGCTTACGTTCATATCTGTTTTTGTTCCTGTAAAAGTTGGGTTTTCTGTTAAAGTTTCAACGACATTCATTTTAATAAGAGTAGGGCTATTTGTTACAATAGTTGTTGCACTATCAGATACATTCCCCTGGCTATCTCTAGCCTTTATTAAATATGTTCCGCTCAACAAAGGTGCTATTGCATGAGTATCTTTCCCACTAATTTCAGGTATCAATAAATTTGAGTTAGACCATGTCGCCCCAGTTGTCAAAGGAGAATGTTTTAATATGATAGAACCACCGAAACGAACATCAATATCACTAACTAAATCCCAACTTAAATACGCATTGTTATTTACTGCGTTTAATGAAAAATTAGAGATATTAGAAGGCACTGCATTTAATCCATAAATTTCTTGTGCTTTCTCAACAAAATTACTATATGAATTTGTTTCTGATATCGCCTTAACTCGAAATAAATAAGTTTCCGCCTTTATATCATTAATTTCAAATGAGTTAGATTGTGTTCTACCTAATATTATGAATTCAGGTTCATTAATTTGCTTATACTCTAATTGATATGATCTTGTAAATGCGCTTGGTGATGGGGCAAAACTAATAATCGCCCTTGTCTTTACGCTCGCCCCATTATTTGTAACATAATTCTCCTCTGTTATCTGTAAGTTTGAAGGTGGCCAAACTTTTTGCTTATCAGGTAATTGTAAGTTTGATCCGATGTCAGGGATTGAGTAATCATCTGAATTAAAATCATATAATGTACTTGGCTCATATTTTAATGTTATATTAAATAGTCCACTTTCAATTCTTTCTACATTAATAACTCTGTAAGGCCTACTTGAATAACTAAATCTTGGTAAATCAACATAAACCATATCATTTGGGGTTATCTCTATTGCCATCATTTTGCAAGTGATATTAATAACCTCATTTGATCTATTTAAGTTTAAAAATATAGCAGCGAGACGTTGAGCCCTTTCTATATTTGTCTGTGATTGCAAATCAATTTCTTTTACTATCTCAAAATTATTATCATTACTTTTATAAGTCTCATTTACAAAAGTAGGTATATTTGTCGGCGAGTAATCATTCTCAGCATTTAAATATATGCCTGTAATACTATTAAATTTCTCATCTATATTTTGGCTAGTATTTAAATTAACAGAATCAACAACCCAGCTCTCATCTATTGTTATAGTCGGTGTGCTGTAAGCCCCTGCCATTATTCTATATTTACCATCAACATAAATTAACGAACCCAGCATACTAAATAGTATTTTATTAATATTATCAATAATTGGGTCTTCTGTTGATAATAATAAATCACACGTATATCTTTTTTGTGTGCCGTCTGTTACATTTACTAACTCATCACATATATTAGCCGATGCAATAACATAATCATCATCAATATCTGACTCTGATATATGATTTCCTGCACCATATCCAGATATTAAATAATCACGTAAAATTAAAGCTGGATTTCTAGTATAAACAGTAGTAGAAGTTCTTGGATCGTAGCATTTTTTACCCTCAACAACACAATTTATATTCGGTATATTCGAAAAACTTTCTGGGTGATATCTTAATCTCACATATATAAAAGATATGCCATTCATAAAACTATCTATATTACCGAATTCGCTATCAGCTATAACTCTAGTTCGAACAGGTAATGGGGTATTATCCGTTGCTTCATATCTGTAATATTCTTCAAATCCTGCTTTAGCTAATAAATTAAGCTCAACTTGATCTTCTGAATTTAATGTATTAAATTGTGGGTTTAACCCTTTTTTTATTAAGAAAA